AGCAACCAAAAGAAGAAGACGATTTTGAAGTTTTTGATGAGAATTGGGAAATTGTTAATATGTTCCTTCGTTGTCAGACACAATGGAACACATCTTTTGGAGGTGTAGTAGGATTAAAGTATGAGGTATTATTGCTTGCTGGAGGTCTGTTTGACATCTATCATGTAGATAACCGACAAGAAATGCTCGCTGGTTTACAACTAATGGAAGCTGTTGCTGTTAAAAAACTCAATAGTAAGGAGCAGTAATAGATGGCGACTGAGACTAATACAGTAAAAATTAGTATAAAGACTTTTGGTAATGATGAGTTAAAAAAGTTAAATGCCACGTTTGGCAAAATAAATAAAACTCTTGTTTTAAATAAGAAAAGTTTAAACGATACAGTTGCAAGTATTTTACGAGTAGATAAAAGGGCTAAAAGCTTTAATGGTGGATTAGCTAGAAGTAATAAAACTATTAGAGATCAAATAGCAGCCTTTAAGGTTTTGAGAGATCAAGTTGATAAGGGCGGTGCAGCATATAATCGTTTTACAAACGAGATAAATAAATTAAATACAAGTCTAAGCATACAGCCTAATGCTAATGCGTATGCGTTTCCTATCGGCCCTCAGATGGACACCAGAGGCAGATTTGCAAAAATACGAGATAACATTGTTGGATCTGCAAAGAATATGGGTGTTGGTCAAAAAGCAGCACTTGGAGCATTGGCTGGATCTGGGGTTGCTGGTAATTTTGGTGCTGTTGGTTCTATGGGTTTGGCAGGGGCAGCAGTTGGTGGGCCGGTGGGTGCTGCTATTGGTATTGCTGCTGGTGCTGGTGTTGAAACTATTAAAGCTGCGAAAGCTGCTGCTCAATATTCAGCGCAAATACAGAAACTAGAAATAGCATTAAAAGGTGTCACCAAAACACAAACTGAATTTGAAAAAGCACAAAAAGTTATTTCTACAACTTCAAAAAGATTAAACGTACCTCTAGGAGCAGCTACAAAACAATTCACTACGTTATCTGCATCTGTTATTGGTGCTGGCGGTAATGTTGATGACGCTGAAAAAGTATTTAAAGGTGTATCAGAAGCTATTAAAGCAACTGGTGGAGATGCTGAAGATGTGCAATCTGCTATTCGAGCCATGTCGCAGATCTTTGGTAAAGGTAAGGTGTCGGCTGAAGAATTACAAGGTCAGTTAGGAGAGAGATTGCCCGGTGCTGTTGTTAAATTTGCAAATGCAACAGGCAGAACTCTACCAGAACTACAAAAAGATTTAAGAGATGGAACTGTTGGTCTTAATGACGTTATGAAGTTTGTTGTCAAACTTAGCGAGGATCATGCTGCTGCTGCTGAAGAAATGGCAAATTCATCGGTTGATGCTGGTCAAAGAATGGCTGTTTCTTTACAAGCATTACAAAAAGAATTTGGAGATTTGTTTGTACCTGTTGGAGCAATGATTCAAAAGTTTATTGCAAGCATGGCTGATGCTTTGACAGCAGTTCTTAAATTCTTCAGAGGAACTCGTAAGGAAACTAAAGAAGCAATGGCAGAAGCATTTGCTTTTGAACAGGTTGGTGGTAAAGATGCGATGACTAAGATGGGCAAGAGAGTGTTTGCTAAGACAGGTGTTTTTGATGTAAGTATGTTACAAGCTGATAAAAGAAATCAGTTTAAATTTATAGAAGGCCAAAGGTTAGATTTTCTTAATCAAGATGAGGCTGGCGCAACAAGTAAGTTTGAAGATCCTACAAGTGATATAGAGAAACAATTAAACCTTGCAAAAATTAAAGAGGAGCTTGGCTTGATAGGGAAACAAGAAGTAGAAAATTTAGAGATAGAAAAAAGAGCAGCAGAAATATATAAAGAAATAGGAGGAGATGCTAATACTTTAGGTTTGACTATTGAAGGTATAACTGAGAAATTAAGAAATGCAAATCCAGAAGCAGAAAGCTTATCAGAAAAATTTAAAAAACTTATTGAGGATGCTTCAGATATGAAGACAAAAATTGGAGAACTTGCATTAGATGTTACTGACAAACTTGGAGATGCTTTTGCTGATTTCTTTACAGAAGGCAAGAGAGGTTTTGCTGATTTAGCAAGGTCAGCTATTAAAGAATTACAAAGAATAATTATAAAAGCTGCGTTTATGAAATTCATTGCTAACCCTATAACAAAAGCTTTAGGATTAGCTGATGGTGGTGTTGTTGATGGAGGAAAAATTGTACCAAGTGCTATGGGTAATGTCTTCGCTAAAAATAAAATTGTTCCGTATGCAATGGGAGGAATAATAAACCGCCCAACACTTATGCCTCTTGCCAATGGAGCAGCGTTAGCTGGAGAAGCTGGGCCAGAAAGTATCATGCCATTGAAACGTGGCAAAGATGGAAAACTTGGAGTTATTGCTCAAGGTGGAGGTATTGGTAATATAGTCGTAAATGTAGATGCTTCTGGTACTTCTGTTGAGGGTGATGCTCAACAGTCGGAAGAATTTGGTAGGGCTTTAGCTGCTGCTATACAATCAGAGCTTATATCACAGCAAAGACCGGGAGGATTATTAGCATAAATGGCAAATTTCCCAAACATAGAACCTTCGTTTAGTGTCAGGAAAGAACTTACTCCAATCACTAGAACAGTTCGTTTTGCTGATGGATATGAGCATCGTTTAATGTTTGGTTTGCCAACCAACCAAAACCCAAGACAGTATTCTTTAAGGTGGATAAATTTAACTGAAGATGAAGCAGATACTATTGATTATTTTTTAAAAGAACGTGCATTTGACAAAGCAAGTTTTGATTATGTACCGCCAAGAGAAAGCTATACAAAAACTGGCACATATGCACAAAGTAGTACGACTATCACTATAACTTTAAATAATCACAGGTTATTTGTAGGAGATTCTCTTATTATAGATTTTACTTCTGGTAATGCTGTTGATGGCTCATTTATTGTTTCTACAATAGTTAATGTCAATACATTTACTGTTACAGCCTCAAGCGGATTAACAACAAGTGGAAATGTATCAGTCAATAAAACAGGCACAGGAAAATTTGTTTGCGATAAGTGGAGCAAAACAATTAACAGAGCTACTCTTGCTGATATAAACGCTACATTTACTGAGAAATTCCATCCATGACTACTGCACCAGTTTTTGATGATATACAAAAAATTAATCCTTCTTCTATTATTGAATTATTTAAACTTGAACTAAAAGAAGGCTTAAATTACCCTACAGGTAATCCGGATAATATTATTACTGAACATAGATTTCATGCTGGTTTTAATTTAAATGCAACAGGTGAATTAGTCTGGAATAGTGAGTCTTATTCTCGTTTTCCTGTTGAAGCAAAAGGTTTTGCATATAAAAAAGGGCAGTTACCAAGGCCAACAATAACTATAAGCAATTTGGGAAGTCCAAGTATTTCATCAATTTTACAGTTAGCAAATACTTTTACTGCTGGTAATGATTTGACAGGAGCAAAAATTACAAGGATAAGAACAATGACAAAATTTTTAGATGCTGCTAATTTTTCTGGATCTACAAATCCATTTGGCACTCCAAATCCAAATGCAGAATTTCCGAGAGAAGTATATTATATTGATCGAAAATCTGCTGAAAATAGAGATGTTGTTAGTTTTGAATTAGCTGCTGTGTTTGACTTGGCTGGTATTCGTGCGCCAAAACGTCAATGTACAAGAGACATCTTTCCTTCTATTGGTACGTTTACATGATTAATTGGAAACACGCTGCATTAGCTCACGCTAAAGATCAAGATCCTAAAGAGTCTGTTGGTCTTCTTTTAAATGTAAAAGGCAAAGAAAAATATTATCCATGTAACAACTTATCAATGACAGCAAATCAATGTTTTATTCTTGATCCAGAAGATTATGTTAAAGCAGATAATGTAGGCTCTATAACTGCAATTATTCATAGTCATCCAATAAATCCACCTACACCTAGCCAAGCTGATTTAGTTAGTTGCGAGGATAGTGGTTTGCCTTGGCATATTGTTAATCCTAGGTTAGAAACTTGGGGATATTGTGAGCCTACTGGATACAAGCCCCCTTTGTTAGGAAGAGAATGGGTTTGGGGTATAACTGATTGCTGGTCTTTAGTTCGTGATTGGTATAAACAAGAAAAAAATATTGAACTTATAGATTATGAAAGACCACTTACTCCAGAAGAGTTTTTAAATAAACCATTATTTGAAAAATATGCAGAAAATACTGGTTTTAGAGAACTTGATAAAGATGAATCTTTACAAGTTGGGGATGTATTATTAATGTCAATATTACATCCAACTTTGAATCATGTAGCTATTTTTTTAGGAGATATGGTTTTACATCATTTAACCGATAGACTATCTTGTAGAGAGCCATATTCTGCATGGTTGCAAAAAAGCACAGGCAAGAGGTATCGCTATGCTTCGTAAATTAAAATTACATGGAGAACTTGCAGAGTTTGTAGGACAAGAAGAGTTTGAGGCTGTCATTAGAACTTCAGCAGAAGCAATAAAATTTTTAACCTGCAACTTCCCTCAAGTTGAGGGTTATATGTCAGATAAATATTATCAAGTTTTACTTAATAAAAAACCTTTAAATAAAGAAGACTTACACAATCCTATAGGAAAATCAGACGTTCATATTGTTCCTGTGATTACTGGTGCTGGTGGAGGTGCTGGCAATAGAATTTTATTAGGTGCTGTTCTTATAGGTGCTAGTTTCTTGTTTCCCGGGGCTGGCTTGTTCGGTCATTATGGCCTTGGAAAAACTGCTGCTGGTTTAGGAATTGGTACAAAAATTGGAACTGCTGTTAGTGCTATTGGTGCAAGTATGGTTCTTAGTGGTGTTTCAGAATTATTATTTCCAATACCTACACCAGAAGAACAAGAGGATGACCCAAGAATATCTTTTGCCTTTAATGGGCTGACAAATACATCAAGAGCCGGAACTAGCCATCCAGTTGTTTATGGTGAGATTGTAACTGGATCTGTTGTCATATCAGCAGGGATTGATACAAATCAGGTGATCGGATGACGGATAAATTAATAAGAGGTTTTGGTGGGCCTCCTTCTCCTCCTACTCCATATCGTGCTCCAGATACATTAAATAGTAGGCAGTTTGCAACTATATTAGATTTAATTTCAGAAGGTGAAATTGAAGGTTTTGCAACACCATCAAAAGAAGGAGTTGTAAAAGGTACTACTGCATATACCAATGCCTCTCTCAAAGATGTATTTTTAGACGATACTCAAGTATTAAATACAAGTGCAAGTAATACTAACCCATCTGATTCTTTATTTAATTTTCAAAATGTAATTTTAAACACTAGGTTTGGTACAAGTAATCAAACAAAAATAGATGGTATTGTCACCAGCGATGCTGCTGTTTCTGGTTTTTCTGCTCAAGACTGTAAAAAGTCAACTGGTGGTGTATCTCAAGATATTGGAACTGGAAAAGATGCAATAAAAGTAACAATTATGTTTCCACAGCTACAGAAAGCAACAGACGAGGGTGATCTAGAGGGTTCTGTTGTCGAACTTGAAATTCGATTACAAATAAATGGTGGTACACATGAATTGAAAATATCAGACAAAATTACTGGTCGTAGTGCTGATCCATATTCTAAAGAATATAGAATTGAACTTCCTACAACTTATACACAAGCAAATGTAAAAATTTTAAGACTTACAGATGATAGTACGGATGAAAAATTAAAAGATGACTTTAAGGTTACTTTGATTCAAGAAATTATTGACGATGCAAATACATATCCAGACTCAGCCTATACATCTTTAAGGTTAGATTCAGAACAGTTTAATGCCATACCAAAAAGAGCTTTTCGTATTCGTGGTATTAAAGTGCGAATACCAAGTGCAAATACTAATTCCACAACAGCGACATATACACAATCAGCTACAACTGTAACTGTCAATAGCACTGCACATGGGTTATCTGAGGGTGACTCAATAATATTTGATGCTACATCTGGAAATGGAGTTGATGGCACTTATAAACTTTTACCTAATCCATCAGCAAATTCTTTTACATTTACTGCACCTAATTCACAAACAGTTACAACGTCTGATTGCACTTATAAAATAACTCCCCATGTAGACTTACAAACTGGAAGAATTAATTATCCTAATGGCTACGTTTTTAATGGCACGTTTGGAGCAGCCCAATGGACTTCGTGTCCAAGTTGTATTTTGCTCGATCTTTTGACAAATGAGAGGTATGGATTTGGTACGTTTTTAGATCCAAGTGGTACTTTCACATCATCAGGTACATCAACAACATTAGATTTATATAGTTTTGTAACTGCTAGTAAATATGCAAATGCACTCGTCAATGATGGTTTTGGAACTTTTGAAGCAAGATTTAGTTGCAACGTAAATATTTCATCATCTAAAGAAGCATATGATCTTATAAAAGATTTAGCAGCCGTCATGAGGTGTATTCCTACTTGGAGTCAAGGGTCAATATCTTTAGTTCAAGATGCGCCAAGCGATCCTGTTTATCTGTTTAACTTAGCTAATGTAACTGGAGATGGATTTAATTATACTGGTTCTAGTCTTAAACAAAGACATAGCGTTGTCAGCGTAAGTTACTTTAATGTTGATTCAAGAGAAATAGATTTTGAGGTTTATGGTGATGGCAATACATCTGCGGAGGTAACAAGAAGGGCAAAACTTGGGGTTGTATTAAAACAAGTAAAAAGTTTTGGTTGTACTTCTAGAGGACAAGCGCAGCGTTTAGCTCGTGCAATCGTTTTTTCGGAGGAACAGGAATCTGAGGTCGTAAGTTTTTCTACATCTATAGATGCTGGATCTATCGTAAGACCGGGTTCTGTAATACTTATAAATGATCCTGTTAGACATGGTTTTAGAAGGTCAGGAAGAATAGCTGCTGCTACAACTACGCAAATAACAATAGATGACGAATTTGGCTTAAGTAATTTTGGAGGAACTAATCGTAAATGTAGTGTAATTCTTCCTGATGGGAGTGTTGAGAAAAAAGATTGTTCACTTTCTGGAAAAGTAATTACTCTCACATCTGCTTTATCTGCAACTCCAAATATTAATTCTATATGGATGCTTGAAAGTGAGGATAGTGGAGAATCACCACAAACTTTTAGGGTAATATCTGTTGATGAAGAAGATGGTGTAAACTATTCAATATCAGCTTTAAGTTACAGATCAGAAAAATATGACAATATAGAATCTGTTGATTTCGCACAATTACCAGCACGAAGTACATCATTATTAAATCAACCTGCTGCACCTCCAGTAATACATACTCCTATAAGGGAAGAAGCCGTAACTATTAACAATATCAGTATTAATAAAATAATACTATCTTGGTCACCTATTAAAGGAGTTACACAATATCAAGTTCAATATAGATTTCAAAATTCTAACTGGGTAACACAAATTGTATTTAGACCTGATATAGAAATAATGAATACTGAAGCTGGCTTTTACGAATTTAGGGTTTTCTCATTTAATTCAGCATTAAAATTATCATCAACTCCAGCAACTGCACAATTACAAGCAACTGGTAAAAGAATACCGCCAGCAGATGTTCAGAATTTATCAGCAGAACCAGTTAGTAATAATTTAATAAGATTACGTTGGAATAAATCTATAAATGCTGACGTTTTACATGGAGGTCGAGTCTATATTCGACACTCAAATAAGACTGATGGGACAGGCACATTTGCTAACTCAGTTGACTTAATACAAGCTGTTGCTGGTAACTCTACTGACGTAGTAGTTCCTAGCCTTGAAGGAGAGTATATTCTTAAATTCCGTGACGATCAAGGACTTTTTAGCCAAGGAGAAACATCTGTAATTATTGATCTACCAGATTTAATAGACAATCAAGTTGTTTTTACAGATAGAGAAGACACGGACAGTACACCTTTCAACGGAACAAAAAATAATACAACTGTTCTTAATGGTGCTTTAAAACTAACAAATCCAGCAGGGACAGTTACAGGTACATATAGTCAGTCTGGTAATGATATTACTATTACGCTTAGTTCTCATGGTTTTAGTGTAGGAGATATTTTCGATTTTACTTTTACAACTGGTGCTGCTCTTAATGGACAATTCTCAATTACCTCAGTAACAAATGCAAATGTTTTTGTGGTAAAAACTGGTAACAGTAATACAACAAGTGGCAATGTAACTGTTGCCAAAGGCTTACGAGGCTCATACACTTTCGCAACTATTTTAGATTTAGGTAATGTTTTTTCTGTTAATTTAAAACGACATTTTCAATCTATTGGATTTTTCTTAGGAGGAGATCCAGTTACAGCTACTTATACACAGTCTGGCACAACAGTAACTATAAATAGTAGCTCACATGGTAGGTCGGTAGGAGATTCAATCGAATTTGACGCAACAAGTGGGGCTGGAGTAGATGGTACATTTCAGATTACTGCTGTAACCACAAATTCATTTACATATACGGCTGGACAATCTCAAACAGTATCTACTTCTAATTGTACTTATCAATTTGTTAATACATTAGAAGAAGTTATCCCTAATACTTCTCCTCAGTTCGGTGGGCCTCCTGATGGTGGTTTTGATAACTACGCTATTAATGGTAATTTTGACGGCCCTGCTGCACAAAAAACAAATGCTCAAATATTAGTAGCCTCTACATCATCATCACCTAGTAATGGTTCTTCTTATCAAGCATCAGACTTTAGTGGTAAACCTTTTAATATCTTTGCAAATGGTACATTTAAAGGAAGAGGATTTAAGTTTAAACTTAACTTAACATCAGATGATACTGGTCAAAATATAAGTATTGAACAAGCTGGATATACAGCATCATTCAATTCAAGAACGGAGCAAAGCTCTGGAAAAATAAGAACAGTAGTAAATCCCGGTGTAGATAATACACCAGCAGCTAAGAACGTAACATTTTCAAAACCATTTTTTACAGGAACTAGCAGTACAGATGGTGGTGTAAATGCTTTTCCTCCTTCTGTTGGAATTACAATAGAAAATGCTGATGCTGGAAATTATTTTCAATTAACAAATATATCTGGCACAGGATTTACTTGTGCTATAAAAGATAGTGGTGGTAATTTAATTGACAAAGAATTTGCATATCAGGCTGTTGGTTATGGTAAAGGGGTGTAATATGGAGGAAAGTATTATTTAAATGGCTCAAGTTAGTTCATACAACGTAGCTAATAGATCTGGCGCACAGGTGCGAGCAGATATAAATGATATTTTTGAAGCTATAAAGACTAATAATAGTGGCCCTAATGATCCAGCAACAGCAGAAAAGTTTATGTTGTTTGGAGATAATACTACAGGTGATGATAATTTAAAAATACATGATGGTTCAAATTTTAGAATTATAGGAAAAGTAACAGAAGATAATTTAGGATTATTGCCTCGTGCTGGCGGTACGATGACAGGTCAAATATTTGGTGATGATGCTTCTCAAGATTCTTCACCAGCGTACTCATTTGACGGAGACGCAGATACAGGAATGTTTAAAAGTGGAACTAATAGAATTAGTTTTGCTGTGGGTGGTAATCGTGTTACATCAATTGATTCTAATGGTCTTACTATAAACGCTTTTGGTAATAACACTAAAGGATTATATTTTACTGATGCTGACGGCACTCATTCAATAAATCTTCGTGGTCCAAATACACTTACTTCAAATCCTACGTTAACTTTACCTACATCTATAACAAGTGGTGGTTTTTTGCAGACAGATGGATCTGGAAATTTAAGCTTTCAAATTGTTAATGGTGTTCCAACAGGTGCAATCTTTTGTGTTGGAGTTAATACTGTTCCAACAGGTTATGTAAAATGTAATGGAGCATCATATTCAACAAGTGGTACATATGCTGGTTTATTTGCAGTTATTGGATATACATATGGAGGATCTGGTTCAAGTTTTAATGTGCCTGACCTTAGAGGTGAATTTGTAAGAGGTTGGAACGATAATGCAAATGTTGATAGTGGAAGAGATATAGGTAGTAATCAAGGAGCGCAAAACCAATCTCACGATCACAATGCAGATGCAATAGCGACATCAAATGTAAGTGACCCCGGTCACAGACATAGTGCAAGAGGTCATGGAACAGATGATGATGGTGGCCCTAATTTTACTGGAAGTCAAAATACCGCAGTTAGAAACGATGCTATTGAAGATGCGACTACTGGAATTAGTGTTACAACAAATGTCTCTATTGATGTAGATAATGATGGTGGCGAGGCAAGACCTCGTAACGTAGCATTACTATATATTATTAAAATTTAATCATGGCAATACAACCCGGAACATATAATTTTACAATGCAGAGAAGAGCAGATTTCTCTATTCAGCTTGTTTTTAAAGATGGTAATAATAATGCAATTAACATAACTGGTTTTACAGTATTAGCTCAATGTTGGGATGAAGGTAGAAATATAAAATATGCTGATTTTACAGTTACTTACACTAATAGAGTTACAGGTACAGTTGACTTGTCTTTAACTGACGTACAGACTACAACCTTTGAAACTAATACGCTTTATTATGATGTTATGCTTATAGATGTAAGTGGGAAGCGAGAGTACTACCTTGAAGGTGTTATAACTATGTCAGAAGGATATTCAACACCATGACTTCTGTTAATGTCTCAACCAGTAAGAATACTGTTACTGTTAATGAAGGCGATACGACTATTGTTACTATCGCAACTCAAGGAACTCAAGGGCCGGGTTTTGACCTTGCATTAGATCATACTGGTAAAGTCAATAATTCAATCATGTACTATGACGGAACTTCTGGTAAAGTTAAATTAGATTCAACTACCACCAAACTTACACTTGTCGATGGGGGTTCATTTTAAAACATGGCTAACACAATCCGCATAAAGAGATCCACAGGATCATCAGCACCAACCACACTAGAAAATGCGGAATTAGCATTTAGTGAAGGTAGTAAAACTCTATTTATTGGTATAGGAACCGGAGGATCTGGAGGATCTGCTACAACTATTGAACCCATAGGAGGAGAGGGTAAGTTTTTTGATAAGGACACAGTAATAAATGCTAATAAGGTATTATCAGGGCCAACTACAGGATCAGATGCAGCACCTACATTTAGGGCATTAGTATCAGACGATATCCCTTCTTTAGCTCATACTAAGATAAGCGATTTTGATACAGGGGTAAGAACAAATAAATTAAACGAGATGGCTACTCCAACAGCTTCAGTAAGCTTTGGAAGTCAAACCATAACAAACTTAGCTGATCCGGTTAATACACAAGATGCAGCGACTAAGGGATTTGTTGAGGCTACATCACAAGGACTTGATGTTAAAGATTCTTGTGTAGCAGCAACAACAGCGAACATAACAATATCTACTGCACTTAATAATGGCGATACTTTAGATGGTGTTACTCTTTCAACTAACGATAGAGTTCTTGTTAAAGACCAGGCTACAGCAAGTCAGAATGGTATTTACGTTGTTGGCTCTTCTCCAGCAAGGGCAGCAGATTTAGCTGCTGGTTCTAACGCTGCTGGTTTCTTTACTTTTGTAGAAAAAGGAACAATAAATGCAGATAACGGCTTTGTATGCACATCGGACTCAGGATCAGCAGTTGTCGGCACTAATAACCTTACGATTGCACAGTTCTCTGGTGCTGGTCAAATCACAGCAGGGAATGGTTTAGATAAATCAGGTAATACATTATCCGTTGATCTTAAAGCAAATGGAGGACTTGTAATTGAGTCCACAGAGATGGCTGTTAACTTAGGTGCAAGTTCTATAACAGGTACTCTTGCTATATCTGACGGAGGAACAGGTGCAACATCAGCTTCTAACGCAAGAACATCACTAGGACTTGTTATTGGTACAGACGTAGAACCACATAGCGACAAGTTAACAGAACTTGCAACTATGAACCAGACAACAGCTAACT